AATGTCGGTATGCAGTCCATTGTTGTAACAGAAGCGTCTCTTCAAGGTCAGCATATTCAATGTCTCATTGGTCGTGATGTCTTGAGGCATGGTGTCTTGATTTACACAGGTTACGATAATTCCTTTATGCTGTCCTTTTAGCATTACCGCCAACGTTTTCGGGTATGGTTCGTTGCCTGGTTCAAGGTGCTCACGTGTCCGGGTACACAAAAGAATATTAGATGAGCTGATGAATGTATGAGGAGAAATCTGCAAGTACGATATATCAATCGTCCTTTGTTTATACACAATTGAGAGTGTTTGTATAATTATTAAAATAGCAGAGATATGGCAGTAGGAATAACAAATTGGGTAAATGAGTCTCATAATGATCCACAGGTTAAAGAAGCGAGGGCAATGCTTCAAAAAGTAAAACGTCAGCGTTATAGCAGAGGTAGAAAATACGAGTTGGTTAAGGTATGTGATCATCCTTTAACGTATGTTGAGCGTGAAATAACAAAAAAGAAGAAAAAAGAAAAAAGAAAGTTGAATATATGAATTATTTAAGATACAAATCTTAATTTCTGAATCAATCTTAATTTTTAAAAAGATTTTTTATTTTTAAAGAATATTTGTGATGAAATTAGAATTCACAAGTTTTCACTTGTGATGTAGTGAATAGAAGATGAAGTCAAAGAAATTTGAGATAGTAATAAAATTTTTATGCTGAATGAAAACTTTAATATTTTTAGGACATGATGGTACACATGTCGAGTTATTGACTGATTTGATTGATAGCAATCAGTCATTAACAGTTTATCAAATCAAGGAGTATGTCAATGGTGAAATGCAATTAGGGTTAAGTAATGCTACTATTGCAAAGGGTTTTGATTTTGCTATTGATGAGTATGATCTGGGTGATCTTGTGAAATTTGCAATGGATAATGATTATACATTAATTGTAACGGAGACAGGAGCAGAAGCAGAATTGTTATATCTTGCATATTATTATGGAGCTCCTATCGGAATCTGCGGTGATTTGATATAGAAACACACTTCAAAAATCCATGAGAGATGATAGAACGTGCGGTGTTTTCATATTTCAATCCGAATAATTCTTTTTTAAATCGATCGGGTTATTTAGAGTTTGAGGATTTTCTCCACTCTATGGCATTAGCTGTAGTGACAGCGTCTCGTCATTTTCCACAGGTTCAGGTTGTCTCTTCAAGTTGGGGAGTAGATATGTTTCGACAATTAGAATTGCCTGTAACAGAATATTCCACTGAATTTGATGCTTTGCAACATGTTCCTCTGGCTTTCTGGGCTTATGGTAAGTTAACAGCTTATGCGATGCAAACACAACCTTTTGTTCATATTGACAACGATGTTTTTCTCTGGAAGTCTCTTCCTCAACGATTGTTAGAAGCAGAGTTGTGTTTTCAAAGTAAAGAGTTTTTTCACGCTCCTGGTTATCACTACTATAATATGTTACGTCCATGTTGGAAGGCAGCTCCGGTGAGACCTCAGATTATTGTTGACAACGAAGTGACTGATTTTGCATATAACTGTGGAATATGTGGTGGACATAGGTTGGAGTTCTTTCGGGAATGGCAACGTTGTAGTGTACAATATCTGTTTGCTCCGGAGAATCAATCATTGTTTTTTAGACGTTATCAAGCAGTATTGCAACATCAGAATTTATTTCATGAGCAATATTTTGCTGCTTCTCTTGTCAAAGCTCATCAGTTAAGGGATCGTGTGGAAGTGATAGCTGATGATGTTCCAGATATTCGTGAAGCGACTGCTAATGGATACACACACATCTGGGGACAAACGAAAGCAGATGTGTGGATAGCCTTGAAGATTAAGAAACGGTTACAGAAGGAATCTCCATCGACAGCAAGACATATTGATGAATTTGTTAAAGATAATAAGGTACATGCTAATCAATAAGTTATAATGAGTGTTAAGAGAGTACGACGGGATTTGTCTCTAGAAGAATTAGATAAACGTATTCAACGGTTGACTATTGAAAAAGGCTTATTGTGGGAGAAGTTGATTAGTTCTAACAATAGTGAAGAAATCATGCAAGCTGTGAGTTATCAGAAGAAAGAACAGACTATCACAGCTTCCACGGCAGGTAAGTCTTATCTATTCGCTCCTGATAATGAGTTCTATTCTGGGATGGGGTATAAGGTGCCTCTTAAGATAGCGCCTTTTGAATTCTTGCGTAATATGGGAGCTACTCCTGTGATTTATTCTATCATCAGCACACGAATCAATCAAGTATTAGATTTTGGAAGCTTTACAACGGATGAGAATCGTCAGGGTTGGTCTATCAGGAAACGGCGTTCACGGTTTGAACAAGAGCCTTTTAAATTGACGGATCAAGATAAACGAGCTATTGATGGAATTGCTGATTTCTTGGAGAATGGAGGTAAGAATGCTAAATTTACTTTACATAGTGATTTTCATGACTTTTTGAAGATATTTCCTCGTGATCTTCTGGAGCTTGATCAGGGTTGTTTTGAAATACAACGTACACGAAGTGGAGAATTACTATCTTATGATTGTGTAGATTCGAGCACTATACGTTTACTGGAGACTATTGATCCAGGTAGTAATGTTAATCTGCAAGAACGTTATGAAGAGTTGCAGTTCAAAGATGCTAAATATCTTCCTTACTACTGTCAGGTGTGGAGAGAACATATATTGCGCAATCCAAAGACACATCAAGAGATTATTTGGTATCCGTGGGAGATGTGTTTTGCAGTACGTAATAAGACCAGTAATATCTATCGTAATGGTTATGGTTTCTCCGAGTTAGAGGCTCTAATACGTGTAGTCACATGGCTGTTGGAATCAATGGAATACAATGGACGTTTTTTCACTAATGGTAGTAATCCTCGTGGTTTTTTCACTATCAAAGGAGGTGTTTCTCCTCAGATGTTGAATGACTTCCGTATGGCGTGGAGATCAATGGTCTCTGGTTGGCAAAATGCTCATAAAGTACCTATTTTTGAAGCTGACAAGATTGATTGGGTATCTATGCAAAACACTAATGCTGAGATGGAATACACACAATGGATGGAGTTCCTGATTTTGGTCACGTGTAGTGTTTTTAAGATTGACCCTTCAGAGTTAGGCTTTCGTTTCCGGCAGCAGAATCAGTTATTTGGAGAGCGAGAACAGCATGAACGTTTACAACACTCACGAGATAAAGGGTTGAAACCACTGTTGAAGGTAATACAAAAGAGTGTTGATAAATTTATCGTCTCAGAACTGAATCCGAGTTATGAGTTTGTCTTTACGGGCATAGACATAGAAAATGAGGTGATCAAACTAGAGAGTGACATGAAGAAGTTACAAAGTGGAGTAGTTGCTATGCAAGACAAATTCAAAGAGTATTCCGGTCGAGATTTCAATCCTGATAAAGATATAATACTCAATCCGATATACTTACAACAGAAGATGCAACAGTATTATGGGGGTCAGCAGATGAATCAGCAGGTCAATGAAGAAGAAGGAGGCGAGGAGACTGGAGTGAGGAATCCTTTCGAGGAGTTACGGGAAGGTTTGGAGAAAGGACGAAGTGAAGACCCGATTGTTAATGAGTTGATAAAATATATAAATTTTGAACTACCACAGACACCGAGAGATGAAAAAGAATAGTGTTTATATTGCTCTTCTTGTGATGGTTTGTTTGATATTTCTTGTGAGTTACTGTAGCTCTCGTCAGAAACAACATCAACAGCTGATGAATTTAGTTGCAAGTCGAGACAGTCTGCGAAGTTATCAGATACAACTCGAAGGTCTGCAATATAGTGTGCAGGAGCGGGATGCAACGATTCTCACTCAACAGGAAGCTCTTCGTGTAGGGTTACTTGAGCAACAGCGTTTGAAAGCTTTGTATCTGAAAGAAGTAGCAACGAATACTTCTCTCACAGGTGAGATACGAGTATTGAGAGATTCTTTACACTTGTCGGCTCAGACAGAATTTGTTGTTATTCACGACACTGTTACCGATCAGGATATGAGTTGTGTGCGAGTTCCTTTCACGTTGTTAGATGTAGATGAGCCATATCTTTCACTCACAGCCGGAATGAATGAAAATCGTACAGCCTGGTTCAATTTGAGTGTGCCTTTCACAGGAGAGGTAACTGTAGGATATAAGAAAGTAGGATTTTTGAAGACACAGCCTGTAGGTGTTTTTACTACTTCTAATCCTTACTTGAAAGTAACGGGGATGGATGCTTTGATTGTGAAAGAGAAACGACATTGGTATCAGCGGTGGGGAGTAGGTTTTCTCTCAGGAGCTGTTTTGATGGAATTAGTAAACATTGTTAGTAAATGATATGAAGTTTGGTTTTATCAAGTTAAAATATTACAATAGATGGCAGTAGATATAGTTATCATAGGAGGTGATATTAAAGTTGGAAGTGCTTTATATAAAGGTCTGGATTATGTAGCACAATTCAGCGGGACTAGTGTTGAAGCTCGTAGCACCAAGACTCATCAAGTTATCTGTAGAGGACTTTACAGTGATTATACTATCGGAGGGGTCTCGTATGCCAGTGCTCCTGCGTGGGTAGCAGCTTTTAATTACTTTGTCACACATGTTGATATGAAGACAGTGGCTGTGACAGGAACAACGACTTTTACAGATTTTTCATCAATTTCTATCATTGATATTGGTGGGGATGGTTTCGTAGTAAAAGGTAGTGCAAGTGATAGTGCAGAAATTCAAATACCAAGTGGTGGAATTTATAATTTTGGCCGAATGGATCAGCGAGTAATAAAAAGCCTTACAGTTAAAGCAACGAATGGCTCACTTAATGTTTCTGTTTCAATAATTTATTAGATATGATAGTCAAGGGAGGTTTGTCAGCAGGTGTTGCGAGGCTTGGCCGTCCGGCTGAGGGGGCTTTTACGTCTTTTAAGGCAGGTGGAATACCTTCTGTGCTTCGTGATGGCAATACTGTTGCGTGGTTTGATTATCTGGACAGTCGGACAGTCAATAAAGATGCTCAAAACCGTGTAAATTACTGGCTGGACAAGATGCACTATGCTGTTGGAGCTAATATAATGCCTAACCCATTGAATTTTATGGATGATAGTTGGACAGTTTATAATAATGCTGCTAAAGATAATAATAGTAAATTTCATTCAATAACAGGCGGAGGAGGTATTCGTAATTCAAATTACCAATGGACATTAGGTGCAACGTATTGGCTACGTGCGAAAGTCAAGATTACTTCAGGGAAAATATTATATATTGAAGATTATAATGCAGCAAATGCTTATTTTCGAATAACAGGCACTGGCGGTTGGCAAGAAATAGATAATCATTTTACTGTAACAGCAATTGGTACAAATGGAATATTATTATATTTAAGTGGTTCAAATATAATCGCTGAATTTGAATATTTCTATATAGAACCTGTCGCCGGGAATCATATAAGACAAATAGTAGCAGCTTCTCAGCCTGTCTGGGATGCTACTAACGGGATATTATTTGATGGCTTGGATGATTTTATGATTAATGCTGTAACATGGTCATTACCACAACCTGTGACAATATATTTAGTAGGTAAACAAGTTACATGGAGTGATGGTAAGATTATTACTGAAGGTTCTACTAATTATTATTGTAGGTTATGGCAACAAGAGAGTTCACCACAGATTCGTATATCGGCAAGTGCAAATGGGGCAAATTATTTAGCTAATACTAATTTAGCTGTGAATACCTTTGGAATAGTTACTGCATTGTTTAATGGAAGTAATTCGCTATTACAAGTAAATAATACTGATGCAGTAACAGGCAATATAGGCACTAATGCGATGAATGGGTTATATGTAGGGAAAGGCGCAAGTGCAGTATATAGTAATATTCAAGTGAAAGCAATCATAATTCGTAAGGTTGCCGATAGTGATGGTGCAAGAACAGTAATTAAAAATTATCTTAATAATATATAAAAGGTATGGTAATACAGTTTTCAAATAAAGAAGATGCGATAGCTTATGCTGATAAAGTGCATGAGTGGTTACGGGTGAATTGTCCTCGTTATAATGCTGAGCGATGGGCTGAGGTTGATGATAGTCTTTGTATTCAGATGCCGCAGGAATGGGTAGCAGAGAAAGAATTATATAAAGATGCAAAGAAGATTATTGATTTTTGCAGGTTAGATAGTGCAAAAGCTGTGCAGACTATGACAGATGAACAGTATATTAAGTTAAGAGAAAAAGAAATTAAGCCGAAAGAAGGAAAATGATACAATTTGAATTTTCAAAGGTAGAGAGATGGTTAAAGAGTATTGTAGCTTTGATAACGATATTGGGTGTGGTGTGGGGCGTGTTTGAATTTGTAACTTCTACACGTCAAACTATCACGATGCAGAAACAGACACGTGATGAATTTGTTGAGTTCCGGCAAGATATAGGAAGCAAGATAGATACTTTGAAAAATTCAGTTGATGAGATTAAAACAATTCAATATAATCAGCAGATTTTACTTGATAATTTTGTTAGGAGTTACAAGGATTATCTGTCAGATTATGCAAAATTGAATACACAACAATATCGGTCATTGACTGATGACATGGAAAAGATACGTGATGGGTTAAAAAAAAATCAATATCAGATTCAATACAACACAGAAAAATAATTGATAGCGTTAAGATAACCGTTAAAAGAATAAGATGATGAATACCTTACCACAGATACTTACAATCCTGCTTATAATAATTCTACTGATAGCTGGCGTATCGGTAGTATATCTTTTGATTTCAGTGAAAAAGATTATTGATAAATTTCATCTTGAAAGCGTCTCTCTGCCTTTCGAGCCATCGTCAATCAAAGATGACGCTGTTTATAATGTTCAGATAGACCGGTTAATTTCAAAATTAAAATATGATGTTAATGCTGATAAAATCTTTTTGTGTCGTTTCCATAATGGAGGACGTTTTTCAAATGGTTTTACTATGAAGAAATTTACTATGACCAATGAGACACATGGAGGGACGGCAAATCCTCTGCGAGACCAGTGGCGAGATGTTATTAACAGTCACTATGCAGAAGTCTTAATGCAGACATTGATTTTGGGCATGTATGTTGCAAGTGCTCCTGACGAGTGTATGGATTTGAATTTTCGTACTGATATGATGTTAAGATATAAGTTTAATTCTGTGTATCTTTTTGCTTTGAAGCAATTTGATGGTAAAGAGGAAGGGTTTCTTGGACTTTGTTTTAAAGAGGCTAAGATACTTTCAGAATCACAGAAAGATACAATCGAACTTGCTCTCCCTAATTGATTGGTTTGATAAATATGAAAAAAGAATTGTAAGGATTAAAATTTAAAAAATGAAGGAATGGTTTGACATAAAAGAATTGGTTTGTCCGCACGTTTACGATAGACATGGAGAGAGTGCATGGCGGTTGTTTGATCCTCGTATAATAGAGGTGATGACATGGCTGAGACGAACAATAAATAAACGAATATATGTTAATATGCCATCACTTGGTTTGACACAGCGTGGACTGCGTTGTAACCTTTGTTCATTGGTCAAGGCAAAGACAGAGGCTGGAATATTATATGTCTCACCTCATTTGCTTGCCGCCGGATTTGATTTTGATGTAGAGGGTATGACGGCGGAGGAGGTTCGTCAGTGGCTCGTTCAGCATAAAGAAGAATTGCCTTACCCAATACGAATAGAGCAAGACGTAAATTGGGTTCATCTGGATGTTCTCACAAATTCAAAAGAGAAGATAATATTTTTTCCAGCAACCTGAACGTGATGAAAGGATTTTTCCCATATCCCGAGTGCGAAAAATGTGAATATATAGAGGATTGTCCTCATCCGACGGTTAATGGTGACGGCCATCCCATACCTCCGGAAGAATGTTTAAGAAAAAATGGTATCAATTTAAAAAAGAAAAGAGATGAAAACAGAAAAAGCTCTTAAATGGGTATTCAAAGGTGTTAAGACTTTAACAATAGCTGGGGTGATGGCTATTTTGCTTATATTTGTTTATGCCATGCAACTTTCTAAAATATTGAACAAATGATACAGTATTATGTTGCAGTATTATTGGGCGGACTAATATATCTGCTATTTCAGTTAAATTCAGCCTTTGCGAAAAACGGATTTCGATGGAAGATTTTCATAAAGAAAAATATTATCCCATTCATATTGAATTTGATAATAGGATTTACGCTGGTTTATATGCAGGAAGACCTTGTAAATATTTATCCTATTACTATGTTATCAGCAATGCTTCTTGGTGTCAGTGGTCAGGTCATACTTCAAAAGATACAGGATGTATTCGACCCGAGCAAAAAGACTTTTATTGGGACGAAATGATTAACAAAGAATGTTAAAAATACAAGTGAAAAGTAAAGATAAACATCTCGATCCTCCCCGTTATCCAAAACTTATTCTTCCTATCGAAAAAGAGATGGAGAAAGAGTTTGATGTAGTAATGAAGAAGATGATGATTGATGTGACTAAGCAGCTTACTGTTGCAATGAAAAGAAAAGGATAACGATAGTGTTAGGAATAAAACAGATAGAAGACATTCTCAATCAAGTAAGTAAAAACATACTGCTTTACGTAGGTGTGAGTCTTGGAGAAGAAGTTTTTTCTGAAGCCGATCTTAAACTGTTGCGATCTATGGGGGTGAAGGTGGAAAATATAGGAGGAGATTTTCCACCTTATTATCGTATGTATCTTCTGGGGAGATTGACTAAATTGTTAGGTGATTATAATTCTCAACGTATCAGTTATCAAGATTTTGAAGAATATCTAAGAAGGAAACAATTCCAACCACTGACAGAATTTGAAAAGGTTCAATATAGAATAGCACAACATGCTACTTACACACATCTGAAGAATCTTGAGAATAGAATACGAACTGATGTAAACAATACTATAATCAGTCATTTGTCGAGAGTTGAATATGAGGAAATAATTAAGAAAGAGATAGAGAGAGGAGTAGTAGAACGAAAATTATTAGGTTCTATCATTTCGGATATAGGACATAAGACCGGTGATTGGCGAAAAGATCTGGGACGTATTGTTCATACTGAGATGAACAACATTTTTCAACAAGGTCGAGCTGTTCAAATTGCACGTGAGAATCCAGGTGAAGACCCTTTAGTTTACAAAGATGTCTTTTCAGGAGCTTGTCGTCATTGCATAGAGCTTTACTTGACGAATGGGTTAGGGAGTGAGCCACGAGTGTTTCGTCTGAGTGAGTTGATAGCTAATGGCTCAAACGTAGGCCGGGCGGTGAAAGATTGGAAAGCTGTCATAGGATCAACTCATCCTTGGTGTCGTTGTCATCTACATTACTTGGAGAAGTGGAAACGTTGGGACAAAGAGAAGAAACAATATGTTTATGATGAAATATTACTGGCTGAGAAAGAGAAAGAATTGAAAATTAAAGGTAAAGTAAAAGTCACAGTTGGTGATAAGGTTTTTATAGTATAAAAACTTAATTTAAAATGATTTTTCTTTAAATTAAGGCCAAATAGTTGTAATATTGAAAAAGATAAGGGTTATGTTGCAGAAATTACTGAAATTTTTAAAGCCAGAGGATTATGAATCAGCTCTTCATAATTTTGCTTCGATAGTTGAACAGAAGGCTTTGCTAAAAAGTATGTTAGAGACTACTGCACGTGAGTATTTTGATACGATGCACTCGTTAGATGAATGGCGGGGAAGAGAGAAAGACAAGGAGGTACAAGAGTTAATCAAATCACAACAGGATACATTAGTTACTCATTACTTGAGTTTCTTAGCTGATAAAAAGAAAGAGAATGAGAAGCTTGATTCCGAATACAAAGGTCTTATAACTCGTTATCCTGATTTTGAAAAGTCATTGCAGAGACTTAAAAGAGAAGAGTTTGTAGATAATCTTCTTCAGTCTTATCACAATGGAAAGGTTACTCTTTCGGAGTGTAATATGATTATCAAAGCATTGACGAAAGAAAAAATACGTTATTCAGATAATATTGTTTTCAATCAGGATGGTGAGCTGTTAATTGTTCAACGTTCTCCTTTGAGTGATGGAGCAAATCTATGGACATTGCCTGGAGGGCACGTCAAGCTAGGGGAGAGTCATGAGGAAGCAGCTCGACGGGAGCTGGCGGAAGAAACAGGATTTGTGGTTGATGATGTTTATCAGGTAGGAGAATACGATGACGGTGATGTTCATATTGAGTACTTCATGACGATGGTCGATGATGACGAACAGGTTTCTATTACTAATGTTGATGAGACACGTTATGTTGTGTTTATTCCGGTGTGGGATCTACATCACTATCCTGCTTTTCATGAGAATATGTGGGATAATGTTTACAAGATACTTGGCATTAGTGAGAACGTCACACGAATTAAAAAAGCTGTTGCAGCAGGGTTAGTTGAAAGCAAGAATGTTGAAAAATATACTGATTCTATCATTGATACTTTTATTATTAAGGGTTGTGGTAAGAAAGCGAAGGGAAGATTTCATAAGGTTATGAAAGAGTGGAAGGCAGGCACTTTAAAGAGTGGGTCGGGTGAGCCGGTGACGAGTCGTGAGCAAGCTATTGCTATTGCTCTTTCTGAGAGTGGGCAGAGTCGTGAGCAGAAACAAGAGAAAAAAAAGAAGGAGAAAGCTATCGAAGATGAACTACAAAAGTCTTCTAATGCCGAAGTTGATAAGAAAGAAGAAGGTAAGACAAGTGAAGAGACAAAAGACAAGAAAGAAGAAGAAGTGAAAAAGGTAGAAGAAGAAGAGATTGAAGGAGGTAAGGCGGAAGGGAAAACACTAGAGCAGATTGCTGAACATCATGGAGTAGATATAGAAGATTTGGTAAAACAATACAAAAAAGGCATTCAGGTAGAGAAAGAGCATACGGATGATGAGAAAGTAGCTGCAGAAATTGCTCGTGATCATCTTTGGGAGATGGCTAATTACTATGATAAGTTAGCAAAAATAGAAAAGGAATGAATTTTGAGAAAATAACAATTTATGAATTAGAGTAGTATGGAGAATTTCAACTTTTTTATACCGGCTGAATTTGAGTTTGAGAAAGCAGGTTCGGGTGATAAAAATGATAGATATAAGAATATGATTGTACAGGGAGTGGCTTCTACTAATGATATTGATCTCGATCAACAAATACTGGAGCCAAGTGGTTTTGTACTAGATTCTTTTCTATCAACAGGTCTTATCAATTATGAACATCAAGCAAAGAACACTCCGAAGGCTTATATTGGTGAGCCTCTAGAAGCAACAGTCAAGGACAACAAGTTCTTTGTTAAAGGACGATTGTGGGAGAAATCTCCGTTGGCTCGTGATTTATATGACACAGTAGAAGTGATGAAATCTTCTAATTCAAAACGTAAACTGGCATGGTCAGTTGAAGGAGTGCCTCTGATGAAAGACCCACATAACCCTAATCGAATCACAAAAGCTATGATTTCACATGTAGCTTTAACGTTTGCTCCGAAGAATGGCAATACTTATGCAGATATTGTCAAGGGGGAGTGGCGATCGAAAGATCAGTATGATTATGAGATACCCGCTGATGTTGATTATCTCTATAAAGGAGTGTTTGGAGATAATGAATACACGTTAAACAAAGACTTTACTATCACACGAAAAGCCATGTCGGCTGGCAGCGAAACAGGACAGCAATTAGTTGGAAAGGATACTCATGGAGAAGCATTAAAGAAGGAGTCGTTAGATGAAAATTTGAAAATTTTGACTATTCCTATTGAAGTAACTAGTTGGATCGCAGATAACTGGGAGGATTTTAAAAGAGATACTCGTAGGGCACTTCGTAAAGCTCTTCACAACAAAGTGAGTGTAAATAGCAACATCAACGCTCTTCAAAAAGCTTTCAACGCAGGATTGATTTCCAAAAAAGTTTTTGAAAGTGTTCATAAAATATGAAAAATATTTACAAAAGTATTATTTTAAAATAGATATATTTTAATTTTATAGATAAATTTGAGATGTTAATTAATTAAGTTAATAAAGATGAATGGAAAATTAGCACTTGACACAATAAAATCTTTCAAAGAGATTATGTCTCCGGAAGATTATGATGCCTTTGTGAAAGGGGAGGATTCTGCTAAGTTGCGTGCTTTTCCTGAAGTTCAGGAATTTCTGAAAGCAGGAAAAGAAGAGGAACCTCCTGAACCTCCTGAAGAGGATGAAGAGGAAGAAGAGGATGAAGAGAGACCTCCAAAGAAAAGTAAGAAGTATAGAGAGGAAGAGGAGGATGTGGATGAAGAAGAGAATGAAGAGGAAGAGAAAGCTTTTTCAATTTCTCTTGCTAAAGGAATTGCTGATGAAATCAATGCCAGGTTAGAAGATGAACTTGGTGAGTTAAAAAAGTCAGTTGATTCGATTAAAGACTTAGTTGAGAAAGTTGCCGGTATGCCAATTGGTACTAAAGCAATTAAGGCTGGTGCAACAGCTCAGTTTCTTGAGAAGGCTCTTGGTGGAAACTTCCAAGAAGATGAAAGTGGAAAGAAAGTACTTTCTGTAACTCGGGACAAAGAAGCTGTTCTAAAGGCTCTTGATAATGGTCTTAGTAAGGCTACAGATAATGAGTTGAAGAAGTCTTACGAGAATTCTATTATAAGGTATAATGCAGGAGGTGGTAGTATTGATCAGGAAGTTGCATTAGACCTGTTTGAGAAACATGATATTCGTTTGGTGAAATAAATTTGAAGTATAATTATATAAGGAAGGTAAGATGAATCCATTTAATGCAGATTTATACAATTACAATCAATTAGAGACAGGAATATTTCCTGGTATTGATTCTCCTGATAAGCTCTATGAGTTGGCAAAAGCTATGTCGGCCGGAGATACAACGGGTCAGGGATTAGTAGGTGAATTGACTTCAGGAGCAGCTTTAAAGGTAGAATCATTGGATCCGATGTTAAAAATCCTGACTTCTCAGGATCGTCACATCGTGCTTTATCGTATTCTGCCTAAACAGCAAGCTTATAACACTGTAGAAGAATTTAATCAGTTAGTAGATTATGGTCTTAATATTGGAATCTTTAACAAGGAAGGTGAGACTCCACAGTTTACAGATTCCATTTATAGACGTCAGTCAGTACTGATAAAATATACAGGAGTAAGTGGTGAAGTAACTCATCCATTCACGCTTGTTCGTTTGGGTAGTGGTATAGGGGATGCTTTGGCACAGGAGGTAAAGAACAAAACACAATTTCTCTTGCGTGCCCTGGATAAAGCTATTCCTGTTAGTGATAGCAGGTTGGTTGGTGATGAGTTTGATGGTATTTTCAAACAACATTTTGTAGGTGTAACAGACTCAACTATTTTTTCAGCAGCTAATCTTGAGAAATATTTCAATGATTCGTCGGTCGTTGACGCTCGTGGTTATATTCTTAATGATAAGATGATTGAGGATGCTGCCCACGCTGTAGTTAACGACAACTTCGGTCTTGTGAGTTCTATCATAGGGCCGCCTGTCGTATTTTCCAACTACGTTTCACAATTCCATGAATCGAAACGTATTGTAGTAGGCATGGAGGGTGCTGTTGAAGGAGCAATGACGGGTCAGTCTGTCAACCGTGTTATGACACAGTTTGGCAAGTTGGATGTCATTAATGATATTTTCTTCGATTACAAGATTTCAAAAGCATGGAATTCTCCTGCTACATCAGCAAAGGCTCCTGCAGCTCCTACTCCAGCATTATCAGATCCAACGGCAGTTGAAACAGATATATTAACTCGTTTCACCGATGGCGCTGGTAGTTACTGGTATGCAGTAACAGCACGTAATCGTTATGGTGAAAGTGAGATGGTGCTATTAGATGTTTCTGCGATAGCAGTAGAAGCAACAGAATCTGTGGATTTGACTTTTGATCATACAGATGGAGCTTATCCAGCAGAGAGTTTTGTAATCTATCGTACAAAAGTAGATGCAGCTAGTTACCAGACAGCTAAGTTCTATCCTATCTTCTCAGTCACTAAGAGTGAATGGCAAGCTGGTTATGATGGAGGTACAACAGGAGTGGTAAGAGATCGTAACAGGTTCTTACCCGATACTTATTCCGCTATTGTCCTGGACAATTCATTAGACGTATGGGGTTTGAAACAATTGGCTCCTATAATGAGAATGGATTTGGCTCGTACCAGTCCTTCATTTCGTTTTATGATACTGGCTTATCTAACACTGGTGTTGTTTGCACCAAAGAAACTTTCACGAATTGTTAACATAGGTTCTAATGTTCCTTCTTCGGTTTAGAGAGGTTGAAGTAGAAAGAGGTAAGTAGGGTTGTAAAGGGCGGGCTGAATTGATTTACAAAGACGCCCGCCCTTTTAATTTTTAAAGAAAACTTAAAATCATATAATCATGAAAATTGAAACTAATTACAAATCTTTTTATAATAACTCAGTCAAATTTGCTCAGGGAATAAGAGTGCAATTTGACAGTAGTGGAAAAGCAGAGGTCTCAAAGGAAGATGGAGATTTTTTGATTGTTTATTATCCGGATTGGATTTTTCCTGAAGGGCAAGTGCCGGTAGCACCTGTTGCAAGGCAGCGTAATGGAAACACTCCAATAGCAAAGGAAACAGAGACAGTAGAAGTGTTAAAAGAGCGATTGCAAGGTGCAAATAAGTTATTGAATGATACACGAGCACAGTTACAAAGAGCACAAGAGAGTGAACGTATCTGGAGGATGAAGTGTGAAGAGTTACTTCGGGGCACTTCAGATAAAGCAGTGAAGGAAGAGAAAGTACAGGCAGTAGTGGAAAGCAAAAAAGATGATGAGGACACTGTTTTGCGAGCAACTCTGGAGAAGAAAACCAGGGAGGAATTATTAAACATTGCTCATGAGTTGAATCTTCCGGAGAGTGAATACAAACAACTGAACAAGGCAAGGCTGATTAATTATTTGATTAAACAATCATCTAATGTCAACTCTTGAGTACACGGTCAAGTATGAGAAGAACAAAGATGCTATTCTTTCACCAACAGAGTTACGAGAGTTATATCTCTACGGTATAAATCTTAAAAGTAGAGATGGGACAGAATTGCCAAATTATACTTGGTGGCATATAATTAATGATGCACAAGAAGAGATAGAAAAATTCCTTGCGATTCATTTTCGTCGTCAACTAGTCACTGAGACATTAACTTACTTGAGAGATGATTATCTGAACAATTTACCTATTCTCAATACTTCGTATCCGGTAGTAAAAGTAATAAGACTTTTAGGATTACTTTCTGGCACAGAACAAATTCGTTATCCTATCGAGTGGTCAAATTACTATGAGAGTTCTGATCACATGGCTACTCGTCGTATAAGTATTGTGCCATCAGGAGCAAGTGTTAGTGCAGGAACTAATGTACTACTTATTGGAGTAATGGCTCAGCTGGGCATACGTTCGTTAAACGTCGTTCCTAATTATTGGACTGTGCAGTATCTAACAGGTTGGGCTCCATGTAATTTGCCACATGAGTTGGTAGATGTAGTAGGTAAGTTGGCTGCAATTCAGGTGCTATCTATTTATGGTGATTTGGTATTATCGCCGGGGCTGAGTGGAGGGTCATTAAGTATTGATGGACTGAGTCAAAGTTACAATACTGTAGTAAGTCAGCGGGGAGGTGCTTTTAGTGGCAGGATTGCACAGTATTTGGAAGATATTAAAGTCACTCTTGAGCGATTAGAACGTAGCTACAAAGGGATAAATTTTGCAGTTTTATAGAAATTTGTATAATTAAATAAACAAATATAATAGAAATGGAACAATGGGAAAAAGAACTTGAGAGACACAATTTACAAAAGGCTTTTAGTTGTGCATTGGGTTATCCTGTTGATATAGAGGAAATCCTTGAAAAAGCTCGTTCAGGCATATACAAAGATACTCCTGAGAATCGTAAACTTGGACGAGTAGGACAGCACTACGGTAGCAAGAAGACAGAAGAAAAGAAAGGCGAAGAAAGGAAAACATCTTCTGAAGAAGAAAAACTATTGAAGGATGCTCAAAGTAAAGATCCAGATGTTCGCATGGCAGCTATGACTAATCCTAATGCTACTGAGGAAGTACTTAAGCAAGGTATGAAGGATAAAAATAATCGGGTTCGTTGGTCTACTATGGGAAATCCCAAAGCTACTCCTGAAATTCTCAAACAAGGAGCAAAGGATAAAAATTGGCATGTTCGTTGGATTGCTATGATTAATCCTAATGCTACTGAGGAAATTCTCAGGATAGGAATTAGAGACAAAGATTTTGATGTTCGCAAAGCCGCTAAAAGAAGATTAGAAGAATTAGAATCAAAGAAAACTCTTCAGAAGGCTTTTGATGCAGGATTAATTTCTGAGGAAGTCTTCGAAAAAGCTCGTTCAGGCATATACAAAGATACTCCTGAGAATCGTAAACTTGGACGAGTAGGTCAACATTATGGTAGCAAAAAGGTAGAGGAAAAGAAAACATCTTCTGAGAAAGAGAAACTATGGGCAGTTATGCAGAATCCTAACACTCCTGAGGAAATCCTCAAGATAGGAGCTAAAGATAAAGATCCAGTTATTCGTGGTGCAGTTATGGAAAATTCCAGAACACCAGAGGAAATATTAATGATTGGTGCAAAGGATCCTGATTGGATGGTTCGTTGGGTAACTATGCAAAATCCTAATGCTACTGAGAAAATCCTTGCAGTAGGTGCAAGAGATTCACATCCAAAGGTTCGCACAGTAGTTATGACTAATCCTAAAACTCCTAATGATATTCTCTTGATGGGAGCAAAAGATGAAGATTGGCAGGTTCGTCAAGCAGTTATGGAAAATCCTAAAGTTCTTCGAGATATTCTTTTAATAGGTGCAAAGGATGATAATTGGAAGGTTAGACATGCAGCTCAAGTAAGATTAGGACAGGTGCTGGGATAGAATGAATATATTTATCTAAAGAGAGGATTAAAAGAAAAAGGAATGAGAACTATTAGAATACAAACCCCTCCTAATTTGGCTCATCGGCCTGTTGTAAGTTTTGATGATGAGGCTTTCAATTCATTGATCTGGCAGAAAGGATATAAAGTCTTACTGGAAGAAGCTAGGCAGTGTCCTTGTCGTTCTCGTGAGTCAGGCAGTCCTCTAAGTACATGTCAGAATTGTAGGGGGTTTGGTTTTCTTTTCATCAATCCAATCGAAACACGAGCTATAATCTCAGAGATACGGAAAGAACCTCGATATGAGGAATGGAGTGAAGAAAGCAGAGGTACTATACAAGCTACTTTCATGAATGCAAATCGTCTGGCTGAATATGACAGAGTAACTTTCCTGGAAGCTGTTAGTAAACGTAGTGAAGCATTACGTGTACGTAGTAGTGGAGAGGAAAGGAAATTGTTTGTTTTCTTAACTTACTATCCAACAAGGATAATAGATGTTTTCTATTTTCAATCACCTTCTTCATCACTTGCACAACTGAGTGCAGAGAATTACAAGATTGATACTAATCCTTATGTATTGTTGTTAGATTTTAAACCTCCATTGAATTGGAACTATACAGTAACAGTTACTTATAATTGCAGACCACAATATCATGTAATTGATCTGCCAAAGGAGACACGAGTAAGCAACCGTACAACAAGGTTAGGTCGTGTAGAGGATATACAATTACCTGTTCATGCTGTGTTACGTAAAGCACACATGGTGTTAGGAATAGATGATTTTGAAGGTGGTACTCAAATGATAGATAATAGTTACAAGTAATGATGTTACCTGTCTATATTGATCCTTCTGATTTTGTTGCTGCTAATGCACTGACGGAAAGAGAAGTTGTTGTATTTACTACACTTCTTTTGAGTCGTTTGGAGAAAGAGTTCAGATTCCAGTGGGAACAAGAGATTGAACGTAATCTTCATCGCACTCGTGATGAATATATGCGAGGGATGTTCACAGAACGACCTGATGAAAAAACAATTGTGATGGGTGTTACATCACAAGAATCCAAACTGGCAGTAGCACTAGAGTTAGGGAAAGAGCCATTCGATGAGAAACAAGGTTTTATGTATTCTTCTAAGAGACATCTCAAACGAGGTGGTGGTTGGTATTTGACTATACCTTTTCGTTATGCTATACCAACATCAGTTGGAGAGAGTTCAGCATTCACTTCTGTTTTACCAATGGTTGTTTATCGGATGGCACTTCGAGCACAAGACAGACCTCTTACTCTGAGGCAACTTCCTCCAGAGCATCGGTGGAAAGGCTTTCGACGGGAAATACGACGTGAAGGACGTGTTCTTTATCCTGAATATCATCATCGAAGTGCTCGTTATGAAGGATTAATTCGTGTGCCAGACATGGCTGAGGGAGGTTCTAGGGGACGAGGACATTACATGACTTTTCGTCGAGTAAGTGACTTGTCCGATGCAAACTCGTGGATTCATCCTGGATTTGTACCAAGAAACTTTTTGAGGACTGCTTTACAAAAAACTGATATACCATCCGTAATAAGATTGGCTAAAATTGATTTTATACAAAATAGATAAAAAATGGAACAGTGGGAAAAAGAGTTGTATCAACACAATTTACAAAAAGCAATAGCTATTGAAGCTATTACAGATAGTAGCAATATTCCTTTTGAGGAGATTGTCAAAGGGAATAAACATTATTTCTCGCCAAAAGAACGTGAGAAATTAGCAGAGAAAGACCAGGCTCTTCCTGATGGTTCTTTTCCTATAAGGAATGTACAGGATTTGAAGGATGCTATACGCAGTTGGGGTAGGGCAAAGGACAAAGAACGAGCTAAGCGTTGGATTAAACGTCGTGCAAAAGAATTAGGTAAGGAAGATTTGTTACCTGAGACATGGAAAGATGGAGAGGATCAAGATGAAGAGAAAGCTATTGAAGATATACTTGAAAAAGCACGTTCAGGTGTCTATAAAGATATTCCTGAGAACCGGAAATTAGGTAGGGTAGGACAACGCTATGGTAGCAAGAAAATGGAAGAAGAGAAGGTAGGGAAAAAAAAGAAAGCATCTTCTGAAGAAGAAAAGAAACTTTTAGAAGCTGCCAAGAGTAAAGATCCAGAGGTTCGTCTAGCGGCTATGAATAATCCTAAAGCAACTCCAGAAATCCTCAAGATAGGAGCACAGGATGAAGATTCAGAAGTTCGTCGATTTGCTATGTGGAATCCTAATGCTACCCCTGAAATTCTCAAGATGGGTGTTAAAAGTAAAGATTGGCAAGTTCGTTGGTATGTTATGAATAATCCTAATGCTACCCCTGAAATTCTTAAGATAGGTATAGAAGATAGAAAAGGAGATGTTCGTGCAGCTGTTATGGGAAATCCTAACACTCCTGAGGAAATGCTTAGACAAGGTGCTAAGGATGAAGATTGGGCAATTCGTCGAGCAGTTATGCAGAATCCTAAGGCTCCTCGAGATATTCTTTTGATAGGTGTACAGGATGATGAAAAACTAGTCAGACATACTGCTGAAGAGCGATTAAAAGAATTAGAATCAAAGAAAACTTTACAGAAGGCTTTCGATGCAGGACTGATTTCTGAAGAAATCTTCAATAAAGCCCGTTCAGGAGTTTACAAAGACATTCCTGAAAACCGAAAGCTTGGTCGGGTAGGTCAAAAGTATGGAGATGAGAAGAAAACAAAAAAGGAAGTTGAGGGATGGCAATCTCGCTTGGATAAACTAGGATTAGGAGATGATGAGGAAGTTATTAATCATGTCAAAGCTCTTATACGTAGTGGAAGTCCTGTCCATCATGCGGTGAGTATAGCTGTTAAAGAGAAGAAGAAAGCAGGAGAGAAGCTTTTAGAGGATGCTAAGAATAAAGATCCAGAAGTTCGCCAGTCTGCTATGTATGATCCCAAAGCTACCCCTGAAATCCTCAAGATAGGTGCAAAGGATCGAAATTACCGGGTTCGCCGGGCTGCTATGCATAATCGTAATGCCACTCCTGAAATCCTCAAGATAGGTGCACAGGATAAAGAGTGGGTTGTCCGTCGAGAAGTTATGAAGAATCCTAACACTCCTGAGGAAATGCTTAGACAAGGTGTGAAAGATCCAGAATGGAGGGTTCGTCGAGAAGTCATGGATAATCCTAATACTCCTGAAGAAATTCTTAAATTAGGTGCTAAAGATGAAAGTGAGTATGTTCGTGTAGTTGCTATGAATAATCCTAATGTCACAGAAGAAATTCTTAAAATAGGGATTAGAGATGAAAATGAATATGTTCGAAAGTTTGCTGAGAAAAAATTGAAAGAATTAGAATCAAGGAAACATTAAAATTTACAATTTCGAGGAATGTTTATACCAGTAACAAAAATAAAAAAGATACTTGATGCTTTATTGTCACTGATTAAAGAAGATTATGAAGCTTGTTCACTGCAACCAAGTGAGTCTTTTTTATATCGGGTATTAAAAGGCTCTTTTCTGGGCGATTATGATTTCTATGAACAAGGAGTAAATATCTTCACTCAGTCTGGTAATTCACCTCGTCAGATCCAAACTCGTATGGGGTTTGATCTTGGCATAACCACACTTCCTACCATCTACGTACATCAACCTAATGAAGTAATGAAAGGAGTAAACACTATTGGTTTTGGTATGGATACTGATGAGTTTTATACAAATAAGGATGGTACTGTTGTAGAGAAATTGTTTCGTGGATCGAGTTCAACGTTTGAATATGTGATTACTTCACCAAATGTCTTGGAAACGATTTTGGTTTATGAAGTATTATGGGCGGCACTGGTAAGCGTAGTTGATACTTTTATGGAATATTTTGTTGATGTTTCAATTACGGGTAAAGAACTTGTGGCTCGACATGAAACGATGCCAGAACCCTTGTTTATCAAAACCATTCTTGTA